GAAATAACACTCGAATTACCTTACTCTATTAGATGAACTTAATTGAGGTTAGGTAAATGGCTAAGTATATTTTTGTTGTTGGTGGTGTTATTTCTGGAACTGGCAAAGGTGTTTCCGCTGCAAGCATAGGTCTTTTGCTTAAGCTTAGAAACCACGATGTCACATTGGTGAAGTTTGACCCATATTACAATGTCAACGCTGGCATTCTTGGGCCCGGAGAGCATGGCGAGTGCTTTCTTTGTGATGACGGCACTGAGACTGATCTTGATCTGGGACACTATGAAAGAATAGCTGGAATCACTGTAAGCAAGTCCAACATATGCACCCATGGAATTCTCCAAAAGGAGCTTATCGAGGAGCAAGAGCAAGGCAAATACCTTGGCGAAACAATTCAAGTCAACCCGCACCTGACGGACAAGATCGAAAAAAGGCTTGTTGACCTCGGCAAAACACATGACATTGTCATAGCAGAGGTTGGTGGAACGGTTGGTGATTCTGAGAGTTTTGCTTTCTTTGAGTCAATCAGGCTTTTTAAGCAAAAGCAGCGATCCAATGTTGTCATGGTGCTTGTGGCGCCCATCTTATGGGTTAAAACCATCAAGGAATTCAAAACAAAACCATTGCAAAATGCTGTCAAAGAACTGCAGAGGCATGGTCTTCAGCCCGATGTGATACTCTGCAGAACAGAAACGCCAATACCAGACAAGATTCTTCAGAAGGTTTCACAGCTTTCCAATGTCGCCCGTGAGGCTGTTTTTGACGCACCAGACTTTGAGTCCATCTATCAAGTGCCATTGGCATTTTATGATCGACACATAGACGACCTTTTTGTTGATCTTTTTCACCTCAACAGAAGCGCCTGTAGGATACACAAGTACCGTGAAGTTGTGGAGAAGTACACCAACAACCACCTTCAGCCAGTGACAATTGGCATATTTGGAAAGTACGACAACTGCGACGAGGCATACATCTCATTGAAGGAGGCCTTGCTGCATGCTGGCATAGCCAATGATGCAAAGGTTGTCATTAAATGGCACAAGTCAGAGGAGTTGGAGAAATACAAGGATGCACGGGGCTACCATAAGTTCTTTGATGATCTTGATGGCATAATCATACCTGGAGGATTCGACAACCGTGGCATTGAGGGAAAAATCAAAGCCATCCAGTATGTTCGTGAAAAGAAGATACCTTTTCTCGGCATATGTCTCGGGCTGCAATGCGCCGTCATTGAGTTCGCAAGGAATGTGTGCGGACATGAAAATGCAAACAGCATGGAATTTCAGAAAGACCCAGTCCATGCCGTGGTTAAGTATGTGCAAGGCCAAGACAATATAGCCAAGAAATCTGGCAGCATGCGACTTGGCGCTTATGATTGCGACCTCAAGAAGGATTCCATCGCCTACCATCTTTATGGCCAAAAGATTATCCGTGAGAGGCACAGACACAGGCTTGAGGTCAATGAGGTTTATGTCCATGAGTTTGAGTCCAAGGGTTTTATCGTGAGTGGTAGGAATCCACAAACTAACCTTGTGGAAATCATGGAGTTGAGTGACGAATTGCACCCGTATTTTGTCGGCACACAAGCACATCCAGAGTTTAAGAGTAGGCTTACTACGGCTGCGCCATTGTTTGTTGGTTTGATTGCGGCTGCGCTTAAGAACAAAAAACCTAGCTTTGAAAACATAAATAAATCATGAATTTCAAGAAATTTATGCTATTTGAAGACACCGCAAGCCTTGCCAAGCAATTGGGTGACATATACTCAATGCTGCAAGAGCTTGAAGGCATTGCAGACAAGAAAAATCAAGCCACCATTATCGCAACCGACAACATCATTGATAAAATAAGGACTCCAATAAAGGGTCTTGATTCGAGGGATCATAGGGATTATCTCGAGAAGCTTGCTGATATTGCGGTCATGTTATCAAAGTCTGTTGCCGGTGATTATGCGGATGGTGAAAACGCAATACCGCTCCCAGATGCTGTCAAGATGTCATCCAAGGCCATGTTTAAACTTGTGCAGAAACTGGGAAGCCCAATAAACAACCTTGCTGTGGATGACGCAACAAAGATGAGTGATATAAAGCAAGTTGATAAGCCAAAAGTTGGCAAGGCCACTGTTCCTCCAAGCGATGCAATGTCCGTTGAGCCAACAAGTCCAGGTTCTATACCGCCAGACAGCGCCAAGCCACTTGGTGGAAGCACTGGAGACCTCAAGAATCTCTAGGAGATAAAAGTGTGCGGCATAGCTGGTTACATCGGAAAATCCAAAGATATGGGCGTTTCGTTCTCTCTTCTTTCTTGCCTCTTCAAGCGAGTTGAATCACGGGGTATGGATGCTGCAGGCTACTGGATGTCTGAGTTTGGCGAAAATGGAAGGGTTCATTACCACAAGCAACCAGGGAAATCCAGTGACCTCGTTGGTTCAGAAAGGTGGCTTGCAAACTCACGGGTTGATGCAAATCTTGCTCTTGTGCATGCACGGGGAGCAAGCAAAGGAAGTGGAAGTCCACTGAGGAACGAGAATAACCACCCATTTGTCAGCAAAAGCAGAAATCTGGCTGTCATCCACAATGGCAAGGTTGATGACATTGAGTACCGTGAGATAGTGCGAAGGTACAGGGTTGGGTCTGAATGTGACAGCGAGGTTTTTCTGAGGATATTTGAGCAAGCTGCTCACATATACGGCGACTCAGAACTTGATGGTTATGTTGGCGATATGCCAGAGCGTCATAGGATGGCTGGAATTAAGGACATATTTTCACTTATAAGCGAAGGCCACATGGCCGTTGGCATAGGTGAGTGGAAGCCAAACAACTCTAGAAACCTATGGCTTTTTAGGAATAGGCATAGACCATTGTGGGTCGCAGACCTGCGGTTGGAGCTAGGCCAAGTATTTTTCTTCTCCGAGCCAGGCATATGGAAGGATTCCGTTCGTGAAATAAACCACACATCTATTGCGAACGCAAAGATAGCCGAGGTTCCAGAGGATGAGGTCTGGCATTTCCAAACGGATTGCCAGATGGTTTATGCTGGCAAGCCATCTAGACACACGGTTGTGCGCACCGATCCGAGGCCATTGCAGCGCCCAGGCGCAAAGCTTGATTTTGCGGTGGATGATGTGACCATTGATGTGGTTACTACTTTAAATGATATGGCACAGGATGAATCATCCGATGATGATGACAAGCTGCTTGGTGTGGTTGAAGGCCACATCAAGAAGATAGCTGAAACATGCCAGAACATCTACGCAACATCTCAAGTGTTGCTAAGGTGCAAATCAATAGGTGTCTCGGACATCACGCAGGTTGCGCAGATGCTTGAGGAGCATAGCAACAGCCTCTTGGAGATCGAGAGGTTGTTTGGGTAGGGGGCAAGATGAAGAATGGTTTTGATGATGAAGATTTTGTTGTTGATGACATAATAAGCAATCGTGACAAAAGAAACAAATCAAAGAAAAAGGTCAATGGCAAGCAAAAAGGAAGTCGTGTCGAGCGTGAATTGACCAAGATACTCAACAGTCGTTTCAATTGCGAGGACTTCTCAAGATCAGTTGGTAGTGGCAATAGGTGGGGTCAAGTAAACCATTTGCCCAAGCACGCCAGAGATGTGTTCAGTGGTGATTTGATCGTTCCAGCGAATTTTAAGTTTTGCTTAGAATCAAAGGGTGGCTATGATGGGATTGATCTAAATTCCATATTCCACCATGGCAGCAACGAACTTGATAGCTTCCTTGAACAAGCGCAGAATGATGCAATCAGATGCAATAGGAAGCCTATGCTATGTTGGAAGAGAACCAGAAGATCTTGGCTTGCATTTTTGAAGACAGATGACCTTGATGGTAGGTATTTCAAGCATTCGATTAAATATGGCGAATGGACTGGCGTGTCTCTTGATTCGCTTTTGCAGATTGAGGATGAATTCTTTTTGTCAACCGATTGACCTTTCTTTGCATATGTGTCGCATACATATGTAAAGAAAGGTGGTGGGGCATGAATTTCATAAACACTTCGTTTGCTGATAATGTGACCACTGTTTCATTCAAGGACGCAAGAATATTTGACGAGACATGCATAATCGCCCTTGGTGATGAACTCATTGATGTCGCATTAAAATCTGAAACTGGTCATTCTGTAGTCATTGATTTCAACAAGGTGAATTACTTATCAAGCGCCGCACTTGGCAAATTGATAACTATGAACAAGCGCCTTAAAGAAAAAGAATGCAACCTGAAGCTTATCAATATAAGTGATGACATCATGGAGATATTCGAGATAACAAGGTTGAATCGCTTCTTTTTGATTGAAAAATCTTAGATGAAATCATCAAGCATAAATATTTTGCATCCTTTGTCAATCTGCGAAATTGTTCCATTCTTTGTTATGAACCAATGCCACATTTTTGGCTGTTCTGGTCGCAAAGTTTCACCATAGCCGTAGCCATCAGTGAGCACAAATATGTTTGGATGCTTGCCAGTATCCTTGGCGTGCTGTTTCACGAATGTATTTATTGGGAAAAAGTTTGTGCCGCCGCCACCATATATCTTCCTTGAGTCAACAGATGTCTCTTTTATGCTCGTGTCAAAGCAGAATATCCTTGTGTTGAACCTTGATTTGTTGAGGCTCCCAGCTGCCGCAAAAAATCTGTCCTTGTTCCCTATGCAGCTGCCTGATGTGTCCATGAAAAAGAAAACATCAACCTTTGATTCAACCTTCACTGGTTGGTAGGTCTCAACCTCACTCGGGAGGAACAAACACCTTTCTAGGAGCGTGTGGCTTCTGGATACCCTGAGCCACTGTTCCGCTATGCCGTAGCTGTCTTGTGTCCTCTCCCTTTCCCAAGCTTTTATGACAGTTTCCCAGCGCCGTTTCTGCTTAAGCTTGGTTGGGTCGACATGTATCCACATGCCATTCCCTAGAGTTGCGAATGATTTATTGCTGTGTTTTTTCAGAAGGTCTTTTATTGCCGACATGTCATCGTTGACCAAATCCTTGACCATGTCAGAAAGGAATTCTTCCCAATCTTCGCCAAAAAATCCATGATCATCCAGACACCCTTCATTTACCCCGGCAGCTATTATTGGCATCCCATCGCCAAATTTATCCTTGTATAAGTTGTAGTAATATTCAAAGTGCATATCTTCGCTTACTTTTTCGCCCTTGAACACACCATCAACCCAGCAAAGGGATTGCTCACCACCATTTGTCCCAAGCGCAGCAGATATTTCACCCTCCACAGCGTCCCTTGAGAATCCAAATCCTTTGACCAGGGTGTGGTTGACGACAAGATCAAGGCATATATTGGCTGCCACCTTGTCCATTGAAAGCGTGCTTTTTGTTCTTTTGCCATGGCCAAGAATTATATGGAGCATCTCATGGCATATGCAGAATAGTCGTCCTTGTGTGCCAAGTGAAGCCCAGAATTCTGGGTTGAATATGAAGTTTATGCAGTTTCCCGTCTTGTCAAACTCAACTGCCGCTGTTGGAACCATGTCGGATAGTGATGGCCTTCCAACAGACCAAAGCTTGTAGAAAATGGCATGATGATTCTCAAGCTGCATGGCTATCTCAGACCACTCCATGGAGCTTATGGTGTTCATTTCTAGCTGTTTCCAAGAGCCTGCATTGTTTCGCTTAATTTTTTTGCAACATCTGGGTTCTGTGTGAAGAAGCGCTTTATTTTTGTAATCAGTTTGGAATCGCTGTTTGCCCTCATGATGTCATTGATGACAATGCCATACTTTTCAACGATTGTGCACATGGAAAGTGTGTGCTTGAGAACCTTTTCATTTGTTGACATGAGGCACGCAAGCTTCTCGGTTCCAACCAATGGCATGAACCACTCCATGAGGGTTTTGCTTTCTTGGATGTACTTTATGGCAGATGAGAAGTTGTTCTCATTGCAGAGCCATGTCTTGGCGGAGTCCCTATCATTGTCACTCATGAACTTTGATAGTTTGTCGCCAGTCGGCCCCTCACGCAAGGTCTGTATCAATTTGGAAACACCACTTTCCTGTGGAAGGTAATCACGGAGGTCACCTCCTCTTGAATAGGCCATCATGGCGTAATCAAGTCGCCTTGGTGAGACAATGTTCTTTGTGTCATCATCAAGCTCTGACCACCATGATATGGCGCCATCTGCGGTGGTCTTTCCAAACTTGTCTCTGAAATACTGGGCGTCTGGTCTGTAATCAATTCGTTTGTGGACTTCAAATCGGTCTAGTTGCGCCTGGTCAAGCTTTTCGACATCATACACTTCAGCGTCGTCATCTGGGTTTATGGCGGCCCACACCATTCTCAGATTTGGGAATTTTTCCCCATTGATGCTTTTGAATTGTATGAGCTCCAGAACTGCATTCCTAATCTTTTTTGGTGACCTATTGAATTCATCCAAGAATATCGCCTCGACCTCCCCAAGGGCAAAGTCGAGTGGCCTTACCATTTTTATGAAACTCACATCCTCGCCAGCTATGATTTTTGTGGCCTCTTTTGGAATACCAACAAAATCAGTCCATGGGTCCATGGTTGCGGCGCTGAAGTATTTCCATTTGACCTTGTTTCTTTCAAATGCGGACTTAATCATGGCAGTTTTTCCAACGCCATGCTTGCCAATCAATAGTACATTCTGGTTGTGGGCTATCCACTCATCAAGCTTGTAGTCGATGTTCATCTCAGCCTCCAGGCCAAGATAATATCACAAATGTTTATTTTTTAAAAGTAATCATTCAAAAATCTGGATTTGGTTCTTTTCACTGACAAATGTGTTTTCTGCGTACTCCAGCTCAAACCAAACATTGTAAATTCCGGCGTCATACTCATTGGTGTCAATGAAGTAATAGGCGTACATTTTCTCTCGGTAATCCACGAGCTGCCGATCAACAACCAATCGTAAATCTTTCTCCTGGGGGACACAATCCCCGCAGGATTTTTCGATCGATATACGCAAATCTGAGACTATGGCGAGATTTTCGTAATACGGCTGGAGATCGGCACCTCGAGGTACATTTGGCGTTATCTGTATGATGAGATAGCGCTTTGTTCCCTTTACGATGCGGTTTGGCCTGAATCCAAATGAGAAGTCATAAACGGGCGGTATTGGAGAGGTGAACCAAAGGTCTGGGTACAACTTGAACACATTGTTTATTTCAGCTTGCTCGCACCCGCCACTTTTGAATGTGACTGTCCAGACATCAATGTAGTCGCCAATCGTGTACAGTGGGCTTGATGCAGTCACATCAATGTAGTAGGCGCCAGTTCCCTCGGACACAATGCTGGCGCTCTGGAATGTCTCTACGAGCCTTCGACCATCTGGGTTGAGCGCAGTTACGGCATTTGGGTCAATCGTGTAGATGTCCACACGGTCAACCGACTGTAGATCAGCCCTGTTATTGCTGTTGTAAGAGAAGAGCCTTAACCTAATGGTGTCATTGCAGGTTGGATTCTGCATTCTTTCTTTGGTTGGCATTTTTTACTTTCTCTTGTTGCTCGCCTTGCGACGCTCGGCATCCATGGCTTCGTTTTCTTTTTCTTTCTGCTCAATGAATCGCTGCACTATCCACTGCCTAACATTTATGGGCATTGCCAGCGTCTTCCCCATGTCTTGTTGCAAGTGGTACATGAAGAAGAATATTTCTTCTAGGAGGTTTTTGCCTAGTGTTAGGCTTGGGTGTTCTTTTCCCTTTTCCTCCGGGGGAAGAAAAAATTTGCTTCAAGTGGTAGCTCAATTGAGAATTCGGCTTGACAGCTTGGGCAGTTGATCTCGACATTTGTATCCACGCCAAACGGTGGCTCATTGATGATGCTGCGGATGTACGAAACATCGTTGATTGGAAGATTCTTGAGGAGAATCTGCAGTTCCATCTTATCGGTCACGCCGTCGATCTCATCAATCAGTTGCGCCGTCCTATATGTAAGCGTGTCATCGGTTGCTGTGTCGCCAAACATCTTGAGTCGTCTTTCACGGTACTCATTGATCTCCTGCTCATCCCTGCCAGTGGAAAGTCTGTATTTGAATTTGAGTTTCGAGTTTGGCAATGTATCCTCAAGGGCTGGGCCAAATTCGACTGGGCATTGGTTGACATAGAGGCTGCTGAGATCAACATTTGTGCTAAACTTTGTAGAGCACTCTGTGCATTTGACCTCAACATCATAGCTGTGGGAGTATGAGATCGTTCGGAGGTACAGAAGAAGGTATGTTCGGTCTGTCGTGAGCAGGTTTTCAACCTTGAAATCTTCCTTGATGCACTTCTGGAAGATCATGTTTATGGCCTGCCCTTTGCGGACAAATCTTGGGGTTGCCAAGATCTGCTCTTCTTCGCCAGTCATTGGTCGAATATGAACGATTCCATCGGCTGGTCCATTGGTTCCATCGTAGAATCTGCCCTTGGATGGGAGCTGCACCTCTTCATATTGCGCAAGGTTGCCCCTCAAGGAGTCAAGAATTTCCTTCAATCTTCCACTTTGGTTGTTTTGGGGGAAGCTGGCTGTTGCCGGGGCTTTGGAAATGCTTGGTGTGTTGGTCTGGTTTTTTTCACGCAAGGCTCCAAAAGACTGATTTGGCTTCTGCAGTTGCGATTGAGGAGCTTCTGGCTGTTGACCAGAGTTCTGTTGGTTTAGGGCTTGAAGAAACTCTTGCGGCACATTGCCTTGAATGTTCATGCCGCCTTCACTTTTCTTTAAATTCAAATTTTCATCTGCCATGGAATAGCTCCTGATGTTGCATAAATGTGCCTTTGGCTTTAAAATAGTGAGATGCAAATAAATCTTGGAAATATTGAGCAAATAATTTTTCAGAATTCAGCAGTATTTTCTTGCCTGCCAGAGCTGAAGCCATTCCTTGGGCAGTGGAAGATATCCCAAAGCGTTCCTGGCATGAGGGATATGGGAAAAAGAGCTGCGTTGAATCTCATGAACATTCTTGATGACAACATGCTTTCCAGAATCAGTGATTGCATTGGTGAGGATCTATCAATCTTGCGCACCAGCGACAAGCTTGTTGAAAACATATCATGTGATGTTGAAAAACTGGAAAGTTACATTTGCAACTATGATGGATTTACTGATTTATGCGTGTATCGTGATGGCGAAAATGTAGAAATAACACTATGGAGGTAGACATGCAGGATTTTCTTTTGTTCACATTTGGAACCATTGGCATGGCTCATATCATTGTCGATGGTTCAATCATGGAGCCGTTTAGGCGATTTTTCAAAGGCGTCACAGGAAAAATCGGTATTCCAAAGGCTGGTGAGGTTGTTGAGTGTTATATGTGCTGTGGCACTTGGTGTGGTTTTTTGATGGGTTACATTATTTTTGCCATTGGCAACGACCTAGCCACAAGTCTTCCTGTTGTTTTCGCTTGTGGTTGTGCTGGTGGATTTCTTTCAAATTTTGCCGCCATGATCCTTAATTGGGTTGAGTCTGCGACTATAGTCAACATGCCACAAGAAAATCAAAATGAAACCGACTAACAAAACCTACCAACTATATTGCCAGTTCTGTCATTACAAAAAAACATTTGACGGCGATGATTCAAAGTCATTGTCCCTAAGCAAGTCATCTGACATCCAGGCTGGCATACCAAGGTATGATTCGGAAAACAAGGCAATAGAGCAACCACCAATGAAGCGTGGCAAGCCAAAATCCAAATGCCCAAATTGTGGAAGAATGATTTTTGTGACGAGGTATAATGAGCCAAAGCAAGATAAGCCTTCTTGATATCAAGCAAGCCTTGAAGGATTCAAGGTTCAGAGATACACTGCCGCCAAATCTGACTGATGAGGTGCAGAAGTTTCTCAAGAACCCATCATGCGCTTGCAACATGCCATTGTACCGAAAAATACTGAGGGAATGCGGCGACCAGCTTAGGTCTTACTTCCCAACTCGTGAATTAATTGACATGGATGAAGAGATCAAAAAGATGGCCGAAAACAAATTCTCGGTCATAAATTGCTCCGTACATGAGCTTGAGGAAAGGCTGAGAAAGCTTGGCGTCGGCAGGAAACAGATTGCCATGTCACGCTACGGAGACCAGGTCACAGTCATAGTCAATGATCTTGATGTCATTTACTAGGCGTGTACATCTTGCTGGTTGATATCATTTTTTTGCAGCTTTCAATCATTTGCACTGGGTGTTTCTTGTACTTTGCCACATGGAACGGGTACTCATCATCCTTTAGCCTCCTTGACCCTAGTGTCATGGCATTCTCGTAAAAGTGCATGGCCTTCTCAAACTTGTCAAGTGAATAGTATATGTCACCAAGCAGGCACCAGTGCTCGGCCATCAACGGGTTTGCCATGAGGCACTCCAGAACCAGCTTTGAGGCACGGTCATACGCTCTCTTCTCATAGGCCAGCACGGTTGCCATGTAATATTTTGTCATGTAATAAGACATCTGTGGTGTCTTTTCAAGGAACAGATACCTCTCTGACCTTTTGAGGAACTCATCAATTCTCCCGTTCGCCAAGCTCATGCAGGCAAGGTAGTAGTGTGGCTGTGATGAAAGTGGCTTTTCTGAAGCCCATTTTGAAACAATCTCCTCCCTCTCTTTTTGGCGTATGCGTCCAATCTGAGATATGTAAATGTCGCTGTGGGTCGTTGTTGATTTTATGGATTCAAAGGCTGGGTTGGAGAATCTTGCCTTTGATCCCTTTCGCACCACACGGATTTGCTTTGTTATCACCTTTTCTTGTATTATGTTGACCCTTATTGAGTCATTTTCAAGTTGCAATGTCTCCATGCCCCTGGTGATCCTTTCGTTTGGCTCGAGGAAGAATAGCCACTCACTGTCAATTGCCTCTATGGCCAAATTCTTTGATGTTGCGTAATCATTTTTGAATGGTACGGTGACGACTTCGCAGCCATAGTCACGGGCTATAACCTCAGATCCATCGCTGCTACCCATGCTGACAGCAACTATGTCATGGTCAAATGCTTGGCACGACTTTATGCAGTCCTCCAGCACATCTGATTCATTTCGCATCGTTATGGCTATCGCCAGTTTTTTCATCGAATTTCTTTCGGATCAATAGTTTAAAGGCTTCGGCTTCATTGTGCATGCCTTTTTCGGTATAATACGCAATTAGTTCCCTGTAATATCGTGGGGAGTACGGATTTTCAAGCAATCCAACAAATATATCGGGAAGATTCATGTTCAAAGATCACGCTCCAATAAGGGATAAAATGGCGGTTTTCAAACCATGGGAGGGTTCCAATCCTATCAAGCCATGGGAATACAAAGTCACCGCAGCAATACCCGTCCTTGACACATTTGAACAAGTGGAGATTTGTCTGGAGCTTCTCAGGATGCAAACCACCAGACCATTCATTGTAATCATAGACACTGGCAGCACTCAAGATGAGCTTGAAAAGATCATCTCGCTCCGTGCCGAGGATGTTGAGGTTCACAGCCTGCGAATGAATGGCGTCATGCACCCAAGTGATTTCCCGGCCATAGCGATGGATCTTGCGTTCTCCATGTGCAGGACAAGTCTATTGTATGCCACGCACGCAGATGTTTTTGTGCGAAGGAGGGATTTCCTTGAGAGTATGGTTGGCATGTGCGACCAGTCATCGCCAGTTGTTGGGTATGAGATATCACCAAGGGCTCATGAGGATTGGAAGGGCATGGTTTCACACACAGCCACCATGTATCACATGGAAACGATGGATAGGATAGGATTTGGCTGGAGCCTTCGGAGGTTATGCAACCAATTTGGCATCAGCAATCACAAGCCAGATCCAAGGCGTCCAGGGTGGCCAGATACCGAATTGTTGGGTAATTACATCATGAGGCAGAACGATATTTCACCAAGGCTCATTGGCTCTGAACAGAACTTCGAAAGAACGCTTGATTTAAATATTGATCATTTTCGCAGTTTTACCTCGGGAAAATTGTACAGCCGTTCGTATTATAGAGTAGTCAGCGAATGGTATGAAGATGCCAAGAAAGCTGCCCTTGAAAGAATTGATGAATGGAAAGGCGAGCCGGAACCATGATAATTTTGTTACAAAATCAAGGAGCTAAATGGCTAATGAATACCTCAACAACAAAAATTTCGAATCGCTCATATCCAAGTTTATAAAAGTAAAGAAAAACAAAGTAAAATTTGAAACGCTACTTGAGGAAATCAAGGACACGGAGAAAAGAACCTCTGGCAGGAAAGGCTTCAAGAAGCCAGATTCCTGGAATGAAATTGAAAAGGAATTTGAGATCCACCTCAAGGAATACAACCACCTCAAGGGCGAACTCACAATCGCCTTCTATCTGCTGTCTGAGAATATAACTCGATACCGAAAGTTCAACCTCATTGATGCGGATGACGCCATACAAGAGGGTGTGATGATTTGTTTTGAGAAGGTTGACAGGTTTGACCCCAACAAGGGCAAGGCCTTCAATTACATGACAACTTGCATCATAAACCACTTCCGCCAGCTCTACAGAACCGCCAGAAACTACAACGAGCTTAAAAAAAAATATCAGGAGCATCTGAGCGTGAGCATGGAGCAGAGGACGATCACCAGCCGTAGCAAGGGCATATATAAAAACCACCACCCGAATGATAGATGATTCGGTGTGAAAGCTTGAAAAATTGCAACCAAAAATTTATACTTAAATTAGTGGATGTTGTATGCCACTTATACCAAGGACACCATGAGCAATCTTATTGAAGCACTTGAAAAACAAGAACTAATACAGAAATTGATAGAGAAAGGATATGCGCCACTCATAGACGCACTTCTTGATAATGAGAAGGATGTCTATACCAAGAAGGGTAGGCTCAACAAAAGCGGCGCATGTCGTGTGCTTGGTTGGAAGCCAAAAGAGCTGGAACAAGCTTTGGAGGCATGCCGTGAGATTCTGAAGAACGACTTGTTCTTCAATGATAGCGAGGAAGAAGAGGATTAGACCCTTTCCCAATATGCCCTATCATACCTAATGGTGAGATCGATATAAACGACACCAGAGTCGCTGTGGTCGAGATCACCAAAGTCGGCGCTCTCTATGTACATGTTTTCAAATATCCATCTCTCAATTACCTCGCCACACCCATCGTAGAGCTCGAGCTTTCCTTCCTTTTTGAAGCCATCTGTTGCATATTTGAACTTTACCGAACTTTGGTCAACCTCATACATAAGCTTTATCCATTCTATGACTGGATGCCTATTTTTTTTTATGTCAAATAGGGTTAGCGTCACAGGCTTCCAGTCTGGTTTGCCTGGGAAATATATTGTCTCATGTAGGTGTTGGGCCTCCATGCTTTTGAATGACAAGCTTGGCCTTGCTGATTTGTTTGGTGGCAAGGCGTTGATTGGTTCATCTGATACATCTGGTATCTTCATCAGCCATCTATACTTGCGCTTAAAGCATGCATCTGTCTTTTCAAGACCGTAATCAAAGCTCATTCTTGCCATGTTATCTCCAATATGCAAATAAAGCCCCGCATCTTTGAAAGAGTCGGAGCTTTATAGTTTTTGATGTGCCGAACTTTGCTACTAGCAGCCCAAGCAAACAGGAGTTGGGTTGGTTCCGCAAAGATTTCTGTAGATAGCTTGATAGTACCTAAGGGTCAATTCAACCGTTACTTCTTCGGATGAACTGTAGTCAAGATCGCCGAAGTTAACGGCTGATGGCCACACACCTCGGAGTTCCCAAGATTCAAGCTCTGTACCGCAGCCGTCATACATGACCAAGGTTCCCTTGCCAGCCCAGCCGCCGTTGTTTCCGTCGCCTTGGATGGTGGTCTGCTTCATCATGTTGCTGCCTTGATCTTGGAAGTTGTAGATCGAGGCCAGCCAGCTGTAAAGCTGAGTGATGCCGTTGTTCTGTGAGCGAGCGACATCATAGTAGGTCACGGTGATGGTTTCCCAGCTTGCCTTGCCTGGGATCCACATCTTGCCATGGAGGTAATTGATTTCAGTTTCCTCAATGGTCAGGTTGGGGCGGCTTGCCAACTTTACAAAGTTCTTGCCAACCTTCTGGCCATTCCATTGAACTTCAAAGGTCCATCTATACTTTCTTTTGAATATCAGGTTGGTGTTTGTGGCCAACTCATTTAAATGCATTAGTGCCATTTTTTATCTCTCCTTTGGAAATTAGAATGCGTCAGTGGTCTCGCTAAAATCGCTGCCAGTGCGGTGGATACTGAACTCAAGGAACATGAATTCTACCGCTCTTGTGGGCTGAACACCGATTCTAGCCCTGAACTCATTCCTATCGATAACATCGGAGGTGTTTAGCTCAGCGTCTGCCTTGATCTTGAAGGCTGTGATGCCCCTGTCGGTCAAAACTTCTTGCAGAACCAAAGTTGCGATTCTGACGAACTCTGCTCTGAACTCCTCATCGTGTGGCTCGAACAACAGAATTCTGGACTTTGCCTTGATCTGCTTTTCAATGTAGAACATGAGTCGTCTAACATTTACACGATCCAAGGCTGTTGGCCTTCTCTGCAGGGTCTTTTGGCCCCACACCACGAAGCCTTCGCTGTCCACAAACTGAACGATTGGGTTGATGCAGTTCCTGTAACCATACATCAAGTCTCTCTCTTCCTGGGTTGGTCGTGAGTAGACATCGTTGATGCCTGGAACAAGTCCACGGGTGATGCCAGCAGGGGCAAACCATGGGCGTGCAAGTCGGTCGCTCTGGGCGTAAACTGCCATGATGGATCCGCTAGGCGGCGCCCAGATGTCAACCCTATTGTAGTTGTCACGGATGCGAACCCAAGGCCAGTAGAGCGCCCCAAAGTCGCTGTCGAACCTTACGGTGTTCAGCGGGTGGGTTCCATTCTGCCATGCGATGATTTCGTTCACGGTCAATCCGAATGGAGCATCGATGATCGCCATGCAGTCCATTCTGAAGTTCTGGCACATGTAGAGCAATTCTGTCACGACAGTCGTGCTACTGTGACCAGGTACGGCAACAAGGTCGATGTCAAATTGTTCACTTTCAGAGACAGCATACAAGCCGCTATAGGCAACAGAGTTGCCAATGAGCAGTGCATCCTGCTTGTCTGGATCTGATGGAATGCCATCAGAGCCACCAGAAAGGTTGTAGGTTCCATCGGCTGGGCCGGCCAACACATCTGTGTTATCAACAACACGGATGTAGTCGGATACCAGCGATAGATAACTCCCAACATAGAAAGTGCTTACTGAATCCTTGGTCAACTGGCCCCAAGATTCAACTTGGCTGCCATTGTTGTAGATCTCGAAAATCCAGTTCTTGTCACGAGTGTTGTTCTTAACAACAACTTGGGTGAAATTCCCCTCAATGCCAACCGTGTCGGCTGTTATGGTGAAAGTGACATCTCCGGCGGTGTTGGTGTCGCCGTTGATTCTTCCATAGGTTTCATCGGCAGCATCGCCGGTTGTTCCCGATGGGCTTGTGCCAATCTTGGTGGTGGTTGAAAGTCCAAAGATTTGTTCTGCAGTGCTGGTTGGCTTGATGCGCAGGCGTGCGTCACGGCCATGGTGCAAGGTGTAGAAAGACAGTGATGTGCCACCCTCTACAGACGCAATCCAACCGCCTGGAAGAGTTCCACCGTTGCTTACCCGTTGGTTGTTGATTTCACTGGCCACTTCATTTGCGGTCCAGCTGTTGCCTTCAAGATCGGCAAGACTGACAGTCTGCACGATGTTGTCAATCAATACATTGTCGGTGCCATCAACCACTACCTCAAGTGTAAGGCCACTAAGACCGTTTAGGTCATAGACGCCTGGTGTCTGGTAGCCAACATTCGGGAACATGGACATGGTTCCAATCACAGATGCTGTTGTCATGCCAGTCCCAAGCCCAGTTGGGTTTCCCTCGGAGACAAGGCCACCATAGATTGCATTCTGGACAGACACGAACTCAAGCTCGGCGCTTGGGCCATATGCCCACAAGGTGCGGACACTTATAGTTGCGCTGTCGCTTTCATAGAACTGGATGCCATCGTTCTGGAAATCAAGCTGATCATTCAGCGTGGTGATAAGTTCGGTGACAGTGTATGTGTCTTGGAGAACGACAAGTGTCTTCTCGCTGAGGGTTCCGTTGAGCCTCCACCTGAAGAACGAGTCTTGGTCAAATGTGTAGGGGCCTGCGGTTGCGGACTCTACCTCGATGGTCGTGCCGGCTGACGGCACATTGACCTCGGCGATGGTCGCAGACTCATCGCTTACTGGGTCGGTGTCAGCAACACGGACAATGTAAAGCTCGTTTGCGACCAAGAGGTATGCCTCTGCCGCATAGATCAAGTATGGATCGCCGCTTTCTGGATGCGGGTTGCCAAATGTCCTTCTCAGCTGTCTTTGAGATGCAACGATGGTAGGAATGTTGATTGGTCCCTTGCTGGCAAAGCCGATCAAGGCAGCCCTGTGCAGTGTCTGTTCTGGCAGAACAAAGCTAAGGTCTTTCTCCGCAATTCTAACACTCGGACTGATTGTGTTGCTTGGTGGAAACCCTCTTAAAATCGCCATAGTCTATTCTCCCTTTTTTGACAAATAATTGTTCGATACCTGTTTGACAGAGATCAATCCGTCGTTAACTGCTCTGTCTATATATTCAGTTGCCCTTTCATCTTCCAAATAAAAAACATTTTTTCCACATCCGACGCCAGGGATGTTTAAGCAAGTGAATGAGCGAGGGGACTTCCTTGACCTTATGATCAACTGGACTGGAAATCTATGCTTGTTCTTAATCTCTAACATTTAAGTTCCTTTGCACTTTCTTCCAATCTCGCCATAACCTCATGTATCTGATCTTCGCTTAGCCCATCAACCAAGTCGACCTTGGTCTTGAGCACCGCCTTCTTTCTGGCAATCGGCTGAGGTATGTAGGTTTCAGTGGTCATTTGGAACTGATACTTAATCACCCTTATCGCTTGGTCGCCCGGCTCGTAGTCCAGGTTGTTTGCGATGGAGTCAAGCTTTACTATGACCTCATACGGCACGCCAGTTACGGTTATATATGCCGTTTGGCTAAATTTTAGCAAGATTTGCTCCAGAATTTGATTCATGTCCTCCATATACAGCGTCCATGCGTACAGAGTGTATGATATGTCAACTGGTATACCCCTTGCGAATCCGAGCACTGTGTCACGGCTGTACTTTTCATCCATGGTGAATCCTGGCTTGTTGTCCTCACGGAGATACCTCCTGTAGTCAAGCGCCTTGTGGTACACATATCTGTTGGTGTTGAATTGTATGTCGCTGTCATGTATCGCAAGCATTGGCAGCTTTATTCTGTCCACGACAAGGGTCTCATCCTTGCGGACATTGCTCAGAAGTATTGCGGCAACGGCCTTCTCCTGGGTTCCCCAGATTATTGGTATTGGGTGAGCCTTGCCATTCTCATCTATGACAACCACATCCGTGAACAGATCACGCATGGCCTCGTCGCACGCCCTCTTCGCCTTGGAGTACCTATATATGGTGTCCCTGCTTGGCTCGGCTGTGTCATTCAGTATCTGCCCAGTCTGCATGGGGTCGCAGTTTGCGCCGCTTCCAAGGCCGGTCTTCTTGTTTGTTGTGTCCTTAAGCCAGTTGAGAGACTTATCGTTGACGGCCCTACTGTTGCTTGGGTCTCCAGGTTCGCAATTCTCTGGAACGGGATCCCCGTTGGGTTTATAATGGATTGGACTCTTTGCGTTGCATTCATTGAGTCCCTTGGATGGATGGTTTATGTCGTTCATGTTCACCTTATCTAGTTATGGGGCACACTGACAAATGTCTTCTGAAAGTATCAGAGTAAAGTACCGCTCATGGCACACGGCCATGCCACCGAAGCCTATCAAGCTAAGCATACCGGGCTGGAGTGGGTGCGATCACACCCACAAAACTGGCAGTAAGGCCCAACCGTGGCATTGCCAGCCTTTCGTGGACGGCTCGACCTATGGCCTAGAACTTTCCTATCCATTTTCGACTGAGTGCCATGCCATCATGCGTGACGGCAAGATGTTCTTTGATGGTGACTTCACGGCTGAGAACGAGATCACCAAGCCACAAGGTGTGACGCTGCCACCATTTGCGTGTTTTGCCGATGGACATTTTGGAATGACATCTTGCCTTGACATCGAGATCCCAGACACGCATGTGCTGAGAATAGAGTCGCACCCTAGGTTCTACACCGACACAACTGGAACCGCACCTTGTGTTGTGCCTGGACACCTTCACACAAGCTGGTGGCCGAAGATATTTTTTGTAGTGTTCAAAAACCCGCAAGAAGGCCAGCGCTACATATTTAGGAGCAACGAGCCATACGCCCAGGCACTCATAATTCCAAAGAAGGTATCCTATGATATAGTTAGGATGACTGACAGAGAGGTGTACCATCGTGGATACCTTGATGGCATCATCTCAGATCATGCAAGGTTGATTGCTGGGCAGACATGGCACTCCGAGGGCGGCCACCAGTTTGATGACAAATACAAGAAGCTTTCCAGCATAGCTGCCAAGAGTGGCTGTCCACATGTCGCAAAACACCTTGAGATGGTTAAGGCCAGCCCAAGGGGAAAGATCAGGAGGAGACTCCTAAAGGGAAGCAATGAAGATCCCGGCGTACAAGCTCACGAAAAAGAACAGGGGAGTAAGTCCCTTGATATTCATGGAAAATAGACTGCCAAGGCCAGTCATGCCGAGGCTTTTGGTGACTAAGACGCACCAGCTTGGCATGACCACCCAGCGTAATTTCACTATTGCTGTGGGGGAGTAGCCCCTGGAGCTGGCGCTGCTGGAGGTGCAGCGGCTGCCATCTGGCCAGCTTGCGCCTGCGCTGCGGCTGGATCCTGTGGTGGCTGCGCCGCATCTGCCGGCTTGCCGCCCTTGTCGCCACTTGCGTCCGTGTCCATCAAGTTGTTGTCCTTGAGGAAATCCTCAACCCTCTTGCGGTTCTCGTCGCTGAGACTCTCCATTGAAGACTTCATGATCTGAACAAGCTTTTCAAATTCACTGTCATGCGCTGGATCTGATGTCTGGTTGCCATCCTGCTGCTCCGGTGTTGCATCCGGTGCTGTTTGGTTGTTGGCTGGCTGAGCTGGCGGCTGTTGCTCGCCTTGCTCGTTGATTCGCCTCTCACGCCTAATCTTTTCCATAAATTCAAAGAATGTTTTCATGATTTCTCCTATACGATTTTGATTTTAAGGTCAGGCTGCTTCTGGGTGACATCACCCTCGCCAGTTGTGACTGACTCTTGGAACCTTTGACAGACAAGCTCAAGCCTGAGTGCGCCCCAAAGTTTGAACTCACCAAGATTTCTTTGAACAACCATCCAGTTCTCCCTGAGGTGTGGGCTGAAGATCCTTGAGCCAATCTTTGGCGGGTGGCCTATTGACTTGAGGACTGCCCTGTAGTTGACCTCGAACACCATCTCGTCAGGGCTATCTATGCCAAATGGTGATAGCTCATTCTGTGATGGTATTGGCTCATATGTGCACCATATCTGTATTGGGTTGTTGCTGAATATCTTGCCCCTGTCCTCGATGTAGAGTGGATCAACCGTCTGCTGCTGTATGAAAACCTCATAGTAATAAAGCGGCGAACCGCCACGCATCAATGACTCTTGGTCCCACTGGTTGAATAGGTCGTGCTCGGGCGCAAGCGGGTTGAACTGCTGCACGCTTCCAAGCGTTTGGTAACATGTTCCATCAAGGTTGCGAAGCGCCAATTTAACTCCCGGTCTTGTTTAAACTACACTTCTTCTTTTTTCTTGCTCGATCTTGGCTTGGGATTTATGTCATATGTCTTCACAGTCTTCAAACCGTCCCAGATTTTTCCGTATATGTCTGCAATTTCACCCCTGTCCACATCGATTTCATTGTTGCGGACTTTGTCCATTCTCCTCACAATGTCATCAATCAGTGGTATGAATATTTTATTTATGTTTTCGAGCAATCTGGTTGTGCGGTTTTCTTTTGCTTGATCTTCTTTTTTTGGTTTACTTTTTTTCTCACCCTCAAGTTCTTTTTTTGCACCTATCAAATATTCTTCTTCTTTTGTGGTTCCATCTTTGTTTGAGAACTTACCCTTTACATGTCCAAACTTTCTATTGATCATTTCTCTTAAAGCAAGTGAAACTTTGTTTGTCATTTGCGGCATTGACTTGACAAATGATATAAGTTCATTAGCAAGAGCTTCAGCACCAATTGCCTTTTCCATTTTTATTTTTTCGTCGCCATCGGTGATGTCTTTGGAAAGCGTTGATCCAACAAGCTGTATGAAATTCTGTATGTTCTTTTCCTCGGAGCCCAAAATCAGTCTTTGCAGTATCTTTGATTTTTCCAATTCTTCTTGGATGCCGTCTGAAAGGTCACTTATGAAAGATGGTCTCATTTTTCTACTTGCTATCGTTGAATATGGATCCTCCGTGCCACCAGTTCCCCTTTCTCTATCCGGGCCTTGTTCTTTTTTCCTTATGTTAGCAAGCATGCTAATTTTTATTGTGCCTTTGAATTTTTCTGTCAAAGCCCTAATGTTGCACGGCTTTCCTTCCATAATTTTGTTGGAGCACAATATAAGCTCCATCATCGAGATGTTGAATGCGCCACGGCGATAGGCACTGTATAGAGGTGATGATTTGACTCCTTGGTATCCAGCAGGTATTTTGACATTTTCATCGCCAGTCATAACTATTGGTTGTGCGATGGCACCTTGGAAAAGTGCGTTGTTTCTTTTGACTGCCTCATACAAGGTCTCAGCAAAATTGAAATCAATAAGTCCAGTAGTTCCCGTCTCACCAGTGGCCCCAGTGACTCCTGTTGATCCAGTGGTTCCAGTGGTTCCAGTGGTTCCAGTGGTTCCAGTAGCTCCAGTAGTTCCCGTCTCACCAGTGGCCCCAGTGGCTCCTGTTGATCCAGTAGCTCCAGTGGTTCCAGTGGTTCCAGTGGTTCCAGTAGTTCCCGTCTCACCAGTGGCCCCAGTGGCTCCTGTTGATCCAGTAGCTCCAGTGGTTCCAGTGGTTCCAGTGGTTCCAGTAGTTCCCGTCTCACCAATGGCCCCAGTGGCTCCTGTTGATCCAGTAGATCCAGTGGCTCCAGTGGTTCCAGTAGCTCCAGTAG